GTTATTGATTCTCATAAAGGAGATTGGAAAGACGAATTTTGCCTTATTCTAATTTCAATTCCTCTATTATTATTGGCTTGGTCTGTGTTTAGTGATGATCCAGATATACAACAAAAGATAGACATATTTTTTAATAAGTTTGCAAATTTACCTATGTTCTATCAGGCTTTAGTGGTGGGAGCTTTCAGTACGATACTAGGTATTAAAGGTGTTTCTACTTTTAAAAAGAAATAGATGTCAGAAAACCAAGACCTGATTAACGAATATAAAGATCAAGTTCGTATCTTAAAACAAGAAGTAGCGGAACTGCAAGACGCAGGTAAGTCTAAGGATGCAGCAAATAAAAGATGTTTACAAAAGCTTGAACATTCACAGCAAGACCTTGAACTATCTAACATAAAAATAAAAGAACTAGAAGAACAAATTAAAATAAAAGATAAAAAATGAAATTAGTTTTGATAATGTTTATGTGTTCTGGGGTAGCTGGAAATTGCTTACCTCCACATCAAATGCCAGACCTTTATGACAACTGGTATGCTTGTATGAACGCAGGTTATCAAGAAGCTTTAGATAAATCAATTGAGATAGGTAAATCAGATGTTAATGAGCATGAAATATATATTAGATTTGTTTGTGCTGAAGAAATACCTGAACCTAAAGTGCAAACTTAATGGCAAGTAAAAAAAAATTATGGAAAAAACCTATAATATCTGAAGCAGAAATAGGTAAGTGCAGATATTGTTTTAAGGTTGTTTTTAATACAGATTCCTTTGTATCTTTTTTATCAGTAGATGAAAATGGACAAAGAGAGAAAGCCCATCATTCCTGTATGAAAAAAGATTATTACAAAAACCTTATGAGCAAAGATAAGGAAGTACATAACCGATTAGGTTGATCTACTTGTTTAGAAGATCATGTAATAGCTTTGGCTATTGGGTGAAGGGTGGGCTAAAAAAAGGCTTGGTATGCTATGAACATTCTGTTATATTGTTATTGACAGATGTTACATACTTATTGCATACCAAATGTAAAAAAACATAGTAAAATATGTCCAGATGTTGTTGATTGTATGATTACAAATCAATATGTTGTAGGCATAAACATTAAATATATAGGCTTTTATACTAGAAATAGTATGAGAGCCACTTTTTTTTTGTTTAAATTATGGAAAAAAAACAACCATAAATTTTATCTACATACTTTTTACATACTTTTTATAGCATATCTTTTACATACAGGAGCATATTGATTATTGCAAAAAATGGTAACTCTGTTATAACTCAAAGAAACAAGGTTAATAGGAGAGAAAGATGATAATACACAATATGTACCCCATCACTAGGGGTAAGAAGAAAGTATTTAGATTTGATTATTATAGTGCTGACAATAAGAAGAAGTTCTTACAAGCACCATCAAAGAAAATACTACAAGAGAAAATAGATAAAAGGTTCAAAGATAAAGGTTTTGTTAAAACCAATTCAGAACAAGTTAAGGTTAGTGAAGCACAGTCTGATTTTATTAATATTAAACTAGCTAATAAGAGAGCTGCTGGGAAAACACAACAAAGCACCATAGATGATTATGTTAGCTTTTATGATAATCATATAAATCCTTATTTTAAAGATAAAGATATTAGAACTATTACAAAGTTTGATGTGGCTAAATTTGTTAATGAGCTACAAGAAAAAGTACATAAATACGATAATGATAGTGGTAAAATAATTGAAAAAAAAGATATTAGTAGCCAAACTTTAATTAAAATATTTAATCACTTTAAAAACATTATATCTTATCAGGTGGATCGTTTTAAAATTGAGAACAATGTTTGTAAAGAAATTAATTATTTAACTGATGTCCATATTCCAGAAAAGGAAAAGGAAATTATTGATTTAGATGTTTGGACTTTAGAGGTCATGCAAGAGATTATCGGCAATATAG